GATTCAAAAGGTGGATGGGCGAAGTCTTATAAGGAATTGATTTCACTTCTCATTGGTGGTCAGATTCCAAAGTGGGATTTGAGTAAACTTCGTCCAGCGGGTGCAAGACTAAAAACATTTGGTGGTCGTGCAAGTGGACCAGGACCACTTGATGAACTATTTCGTTTCACAATGGATTCTTTTAAACGAGCAGCAGGCAGGAAACTTACATCCATCGAGTGTCATGATATTGTTTGCAAAATTGCAGAAGTAGTTGTGGTTGGTGGAGTTCGACGATCTGCACTGATTTCGCTGTCTAATCTCACAGACGAAAAGATGCGAGATGCCAAGACAGGTGCATGGTGGAATGAGAATCCACAACGAGCTTTATCAAATAATTCTATTGCATATAAAGAAAAACCAGAGATGGGTGTGTTTATGGAAGAATGGATTTCTCTCTACAAATCCAAGAGTGGAGAACGAGGCATCTTCAATAGAGAGGCTGCGAAGAAAACTGTCGAGAAACTTGGAGATCGGCGTGATCCCGATCACGAATGGGGATGCAATCCTTGCAGCGAAATTTTATTGCGTGATCGTGAGTTCTGCAATCTTTCTGAAGTAGTTGTTCGTGCAACGGATACAGAAGAAACTCTAATGAGAAAGATTCGTATTGCTACAATTCTTGGAACATTCCAAGCATCTCTTACAAACTTTCCATATCTTTCAAGCGAATGGAAAAAGAATTGCGAAGAAGAAGCCTTGCTCGGAGTTTCTCTTACAGGAATCCTTGACAATAAGATGCTGAGTAAAGTTTCAGGTGATACAAAAGCACTTCTTACTCGCCTTCGTGAATCTGCAATTGTAGTAAACAAAGAGTTTGCAAAGCGGTTAGGTATCAATCCAGCAGCAGCAATCACTTGCACAAAACCCAGTGGAACAGTTTCTACATTGGTAGATTCGGCAAGTGGTATTCATCCTCGACACGCAGAGTATTATATCAGAACGGTGAGAGCAGATCGCAAAGATCCGTTGTGTCAACTAATGATTGATAAAGGATTTCCACACGAACAGTGTGTCACAAAGCCAGATTCTGTTACAGTATTTTCGTTTCCGATGCGAGCGGTTGGATCGGTTACTAGAAAAGATGTAAGTGCAATTGAGCATTTAGAACTTTGGTTAATGTATCAGCAATATTGGACAGAACACAAACCTTCTATCACAGTTTCTGTTCGTGAAAACGAATGGCTTGAGGTAGGTTCTTGGGTCTATAAAAACTTTGATGAAATTTCTGGAATTAGTTTTCTGCCATTCTCTGATCACACCTATCGTCAGGCTCCATTTCAGGATTGCACAAAGGAAGAATATGAAGCATTGGTCTCTCGCATTCCTGTGAATGTGGATTGGAGTGAACTTCAAAAGTATGAGAAAACAGACAACACCACAGGTTCTCAAGAATTTGCTTGTGGTGGTGGATCATGTGAAATTGTAGATATTGTAAAATAATTCTGCGAATATTTCAATCCGAAGTCAATTCGGAATATAAATATTAGCATGAAGAGAAATGTTGTTCTCACTCTTCTGTTAGTGGTTGCACTCGTCTGCATTCCAGCCTGTGTCGGGGGGATACCCTCCTCACTTCCTGCACCACCCGTAGCATCAACACAGACCCTCCCACAACCCTTTCTCCGGGGTTTCTCTCCAATCTCTGATTCGGAAGAGACAGGAGTTGGTTGTTTAATGACAGAACAGCACGAATTGATTGGAAGTGCTGTTCTTATCACTAAAACGCACATTTTGACAGCAGCACATTGTTTCGACGAAACTAATGCTTATTGGTTCGTCACCAATGGCAAAGAATATAAAATTTGCAAGCAAATAATGCATCCATTTTTTAAATTGGCGGGTATTATATTTAATGATTTAGCAATAGGAGTCTTGGAAACAGAGTGTGCAGAAACTCCTTTGACTATTCCAACACAACCTGTATTTTTCTTTCAAGGAATGCAACTAAAGGCAATTGGATATGGAGGAGGAATACGAAAACAAAGTGATCCAGGAACTATTTGGTACTACGGAACTCTTGAAGAAGAACCTATTAGTTTTAAAATGATTCCGACACAAGGAACTATTTGGTTTGGAGATTCTGGTGGAGCAATAGTAGATTCTTCGGGAACTCTTGTAGGCATTATCTCATCAATGAAAAGACATAGATCAGTTCTTTTTGAAAACTCTGCAATTCGTGTTGATAGATTTTTGCCGTGGATTGCACAAGTCATATCAGAAACACCACAATGAAACCGAATAAAATACAGCAAGTACTTGTTGCTGTGTTTGGTTTTTGTGTTGGAATTATCTTGGCAAGATACTGTGGACTTTAACATAAATACTCATATGATAATCGCCGGCATTGATTACTCGCTTCGAGGACCTGCAATATGTCTATACAAGTCTGTAGTAGGCAAGAAGTTTTGTTATGACGATTGCTCGTTCTACTTTCTTACAGACAATAAACGACAGTCAGAAATAACAAACACTCATATCTTTGGTGAGCGACTATCTGATTGGAACAGCGACGAACAACGATACGAAAGTATAGCAGATTGGGCAATTGATATTGTTATGGGTGCTACTCATGTGGCATTAGAAGGATATGCATTCGGAGCGCATGGTAGAGTGTTTCAGATTGCAGAAAATACAGGTATCCTAAAATATAAATTATATCAATTAGGCATTCCTGTTACAATCATTGCACCATCAGAGGTAAAGAAGTTTGCCACAGGAAAAGGAAACTGCGACAAAGATGTTATGTATTCTGCTTGGATAGTAGATACAGGAATTGATTTGAAAAGCATACTTACTCCAAAGAAACAAGAATCTGTTTCTCCTGTTTCAGATATTGTGGATTCGTATTATATTTGCAAGAAATTGTATGCTAGTCTTGCGGATGATATTAAGATTATTACCGAAGATTGAACTTTATTTTTTAAGCACACCAAAGTATTGAACTTTTAACATTATTAATTTTCCTAGTTTGCCTTTTGGACTATTTCGTCTAAATCCGGCATCACTTCTTGCCGCCATTTTTAATGTTAATGTATTTCCTGTTTTATCAGACACATCAATAAACCATTCTTGTACTGAATTTTTATTCAAGTAAGCTTTTACTTTTGTAATTTTAGAAACAAAATTTACCAATTTATCACCTTGCTCTATAGCAGTTTCACGAACAGCTTTAACAAGGATTAATGGAACTTTTTGTGGTTTTTCTAATCTAAATTCGTTAGTAATCCATTCTTTGGTGGCATCTGTATCTATATTAATCATTTTACATAGTTCTTCTCTGCAAATTTTGTTTTGTATTTGATAAAGTTCATCAAATCGTTTTAAGTTAGTTTCAAATAAAATAATTAATTTTTCTTGTAATGTAAGATCGATTTTTGTTGAACTTCTTTTTTCTGAACCATTAATTGTAAAGTAATTATCTGCTGTAACAGATTTTGGTGCTCCAACTTTAGAATAAACTTCTGTCCATAATCTTTTCTTTAGTGTTGCTTCTGCATTTGAGTTTAATTTTTTATAATAAGGTTGAAGTAAAGTTGTTCTGACATATGTGTTTAATTTAGGCTCGGTTGACTTTACTGATCCTGCTTTTAAAGAAATGCCATCTATACTACTATCATTAAAAATTAAAAAAATATCACCCGCGTGATTAATAGGAACTCCTGTTGGTTTATTTCTATATCCCCAAACCACTTTTTTTATAGGATTAGATTTATTAACCTCATAAAGGTATTTTGTTATACCAAAGGCATTTTGTAATTTTTCTTGTAATAATTGTGGTTTAATAACTGTAAATGCTTTTTCAATAAAATCTTTTGCTTGTTTTGCATCAGTAGATTGAACAAAACTTTTTTGTGATTTTTGACTTTTAATATCTACTTTTTGTATATAACTAGCCAAATCGGCTGTTGTTTTTGGTTGGAATTTATTATTAAAACATAACGCAGGAAATAGTTCTGTAATAGTGGAATTTACAGTTGTTTGAGCTCCACCTACAAGATATTTTGGCATAAATTTATCCTTTGTTTAATTGTATAAAATATAGTATGTGAAGAAGGGATTATCTTCGCTTCTTCCCGATTGCTTTCACAAACGCATTCTTATCATATGGTTCGGCAAGGTCTATGACTTGTTTTCGAAACGAGTGCCATCCCTTTTCTTTTGCAAGTTTAATGATCTTGTCTAAATCTGCTATGCTTTTACCTTGCGTATAAAGAACAACATCATCAAGTGCATCTGTTGATCCCTTTGGTCTTCCCCACAAAATATATTCCTTTGCTTCACGGATGTGTTGTGTGAATGTTTTCATTTCATATTCCTTTTTTCTAGCAACACTGCAAAGTCTTTTACCTTTGTTCCGCCGTTATATGCCCAAGCATAACCTTCATCTACTAAACGAGAATTCAAAGTCTTTCCATCTAATCCAGTAAACACACCAAGAATTCTTCCGTACTTATCGTCTTTAGTTGTTTGCAAACGAAATGGAGTATTCTTTGTGAACCATTGTGTGATATATTCTTTTGCTTCAATGCCTAGTTTCTTTTCTGCCAAATCCTTTGTGGCAGATTCAGGAGTATCAATACCCAACAGTCTCACTCGTTCCTTTTTTGTGGTATTAAAACCAAGATCAATAAGAACATCGACCGTATCGCCGTCAACAATCTTTACGAGAGTAGAGGAGTACTCATACATTTTTTCGTTTTCTTTTCGGTGCATCGACGAACCCGTCTTGATTGTCGTCTCGTTCTTGATTCTTAATATAGAAGAAAT